CGCAGTACCTACCCTTGATAGGGATTTCCTCTTAACAGGGGATGACCTGTCGAGCTTTCGTAATAAAAGACGAAGCTGTGTAATAAGAATACCTATGTACCGACTTAGGGTTTACATAAGCTGGGAGCCTCGACCAGAGGCGCCTAAGTTCATGATTCCTTAAGAAGAATACAGAGTCATCTGCACCGGGTTTAAAACCTAGGACAGTTAGCTCAGGTAACTCTTTATACACGTTCAGATCTGGTCGATCTGAAACCGAGTCTATCTCAACCTTACGACGCAATGCGTCGCAAGGACCAATAACTCTCCTTTTGTCTTTATCATCAGACTTAAGTTGAGCTAACCACATATACCGGTTCGTGAGACTGTACCCTTCCGGGTTCAGGTCACGTCCTAGTGGATGTGGGAGAGAGACAAGGCCACGCTGAAACAGATTATAACATCCTATCACTTTAGGTCCAAAGGTGTCTACTAAAGACACTGCGGTTTTATCAGTGACAGGGAGGTACTTGGGTTTGAAGAAACTCAGTTCCTTTGTTATGATCTTACCAGCAAACTCCGCAAGCTTGGTGCTGTTCATCACGCATTTATGATGACTAACACCTACTCTCAGCGTATCTAGCAGAGCTAAATATCTGGAAGCAACGAGATCATTGTTGATGACTATGTCATCTCCAAGGATCACGAAAGCTTTGGGAGCTTCTTCAGCTGGGACACCGCATTCACAACATGCTCGTAAAACGAGCATAGCGTGAGAGAGCGCAAACATCCCGAAGGATGGATACGTTCCAAGCGGTTGACCAGTCTTCCAACGGCCGGTTGAACCGGTAGGAACAGATATTGCATCGCACATATCAGGTGGAAGTAGCCACTCTTCCCTTGATATGTACGTAAATAGCGACAGCTGTTCCTTTAAGGCTGATAGGAAGATGTGTGAGTCTCCAGCAAAGAGACTACACAGTCTAAATATACAGTCGGTCTGAAACTTCAATGGGAAGACATCAGTTGCACTCGTCAGATCAATCGACGAACAGCTTTTGCCTTCTCTTAACCATTGCTGAACCTTAGTGACGCCTGCACTTTGATCAAAAGTGCAGTCCCATTCACAGTCTCGCAAGAGATCGTAAACAAGGTCACCGAGGGGCTTTAGAAGTTTCTGAACAACTGGATATGGAGACGCATAATACCGGACCTTCCCATTGGGTTGGACCCGGTAACGTATATGCCCGACGCCTTTCGGCATCTGACTTGTACGTGGTATCTCTAAACCATAAGAACCCCTTAAGAAGGGGGACTCCTTATGTATCACTCTAGGAGGAACGTTCCTACGGCTCCAAATAGAGTGCTTTATCAAGAGATGAAAACCAAAATGCACGTCCTTACTATCCACACCGAAGTCCTAGATCAAGCTAGGAGGGGTAACTATTGCTAGTTTCCCTCTGTTGATTGATCGAGTTGCCACATCCCAGAATGACCCTTGTCGTTCGAATACACGATTTAATATGTACTCATCTGGCTTTCTCAAGCTAGAAGAACGATAAAGGAGTGACGAGGGTATGGTAGGATATGAATCCACCTCGGTAGTGTGTTGCATAGCCTTATACTGCTTCAGGTGATCCTGAGGACTTGCGTCCTCAGGCAACTTAAAAGCAGTAAAAACCGATAACAACTGGATCAAATCACGAAACTCTCTGTCGCTGCCGGTAGCACCTATCTTATCGATAAATGCTAGATTTCCGGATAGCTTCTTTGAGCTCGTGAGTTTGAACCATTGGGTCATGGTAACCTTCGAAGACGACCGAACAGCGATTGCTCGCTGCCGGAGATCTTTAAGGCGTTCCATTGACCACGAAGCCCCATTAGATCTCAACCACTTTGACACTTCGACAATAAATTGTCGACGTGTCTGGGATGGAATGAGATCTAAACAGCTCACTATGTTAAGAGGGTTGAATCTCATGTACTCACTTGGAAAAGTGATATTCATGATACACACTCCTTTCGCATAGATAAGGCTATTACTGATACCCTGTCAACACCGACCAGCTCGGTGGGGCCCCTTGCGGG